GCGGCAAAAAGATTAATCCAAGGTGCACATGAAGATGGGATCACAGCATCAGATATGTTTGTAAAAGACAAATATGTACGCATCCAAGTTGTTAGACCACGTGCTGTTGAAGTCAACAGTCAGGATAGTTTGACCGGAGATCGCACATTCTATATATAATTGCATGCACATCACAGTTACTGGATCGCATGGTTTTATAGGCAGTCACCTCAGGCAACATTTGTCCAAAGACAATGAACTTAATTGTTGGGACACAAAGATACAAAAAAACATTGCTGATTTTCATATTGATCGAACAGATTTAATAATTCATCTTGCCGCACTGGCGGGTATCAGAGAATCCTTTGAACAAGCGGATGACTTTTGGAAAACAAATGTTGAATATACGAAGCATGTTTTTTCTGTTGCTGAGAAGAGCAACACTAGAGTCATATATGCATCGTCATCTGCATGTAAAAAATGGTTTGGCAATCCTTACTCCATTTCAAAATATGTAAATGAATTTATTGCTCCACCTAATTCTGTAGGACTAAGATTTTCAACTGTATGGGGAGAAGGCGCAAGAGGCGACATGTTGGTACCACAGATTCAAAATAAAACTTTAAAGTTTGCTACACAACACAAAAGAGATTTGATACATGTGACTGATGTTGTAAGTGCAATACAAACAATTATTGATCATCCAGAACAAACAGGTGTGTTCGAAGTAGGCACAGGAAAAACAATTAAAGTAGATGAACTTGTTGCGTACAACGGACTTGATGTGCCAATACAGCATGGTCAAGATTATGAACTAGAAGAAAATTTATTGCCTTCACACAGACTACGTGCATTAGGATGGGCACCAAAAAAAGATATAATGGATAGCAAATTATGATATTATTAGACGATGGGTACTGGATCCCCAATGGTGATGATCCTGTGCATCATATTGGAGGCAATGTCAAAGAACATGATGGAAAAATACATAGCGAAGTGTTAAAACTTTGCAAAAATAAAGGACACATGTTAGACATAGGAGGAAACGTAGGACGTTGGTCAAATCATTATGCAAATATTTTTAAAAAAGTTACTGCTTTTGAACCAGCAGATTACAACATTGAGTGTTTTAAAAAAAATACGGAAGACAAAACAAATATTACATTGCATGAATATGGATTATCAGATAGATCAGGAAAAGGCAATCTTTCAGTAGCCATTCCAGAACATTTAGGTTCAACTAGAGTCCATCCTAGTGATGATGGAAATATTATTTTAAAAACACTTGATTCACACAGTTATGATGACATTGATGTGTTGAAAGTAGATGTTGAAGGACTAGAGATACCAGTGCTTAATGGCGCTAGAGAAACTTTAGAGCGTTGTTCTCCTATAATTGTAATAGAAAGATGTGTGTTAAATTCAACTGCATATGGTTATAGTAAAAACGATAGTCACAAGTTGTTAGAAGAACTGGGATATTCTCGTGCAGTAAAAATTACCAGAGACTGCATCTATATAAAAAAATGAAAATTTTAGTAACAGGGTCACTTGGCTTTGTTGGATCACATCTGGCCAAAAGATACTATTATCAAGGACATGACGTTGTTGGCATCGACAATGGAGTTGGTGGTTATGATGATAATCTTACTGAAGTGCAAACTTATAAAATAGACTGTTGTGATCAATCCAACTTAGATTCATTATTTTCAAAACAAAAATTTGATCTAGTTATTCACGCCGCCTGTACTGCATATGAAGGACTTAGTGTGGTATCACCTGTATTTGTAACACGCAATACGTATGACGCTACTGTAAATGTGGTTACATCTTCTATCAAACATAATGTTAAAAAATTTGTTTATATGAGTTCAATGGCTAGATATGGCAAACAGACACCACCTTTCACAGAGGACATGAAGCCTGCACCAGAGGATCCATACGGTATTGCAAAAGTGGCTGCGGAAGACACAGTGAAATGTTTATGTGATGTAAATGGAATACAATGGGCTATTGCAGTGCCACACAACATATATGGACCAAACCAAATTTATAATGATCCTTTTAGAAACGTTGTATCAATATTTTTACATAGAAACTTACAAGGCAAGCCACCTATAATATATGGCGATGGTGAACAAAAACGATGTTTTTCCTACATCGATGATACATTACAAATATTCGATGAAATATGCTTTGGCGCAAAAGCAAATGCTGAGACATTTAATATAGGGCCAGATGAAGATTATGTTACAATAAATGAATTGGCCAAATTGTGTGCTAATGCCACTGGTTACAATGGTATGCCTACATACATGAAAGGCAGACCAAAAGAGGTAAAGTATGCAACTTGTTCTTCAGATAAAATTAGAAAATTTTTTAATTACAAAACACAAGTAGATCTAAAGCAAGGAATTAATAACACATTAAATTACATAAAAGCAAGAGGGATAAAAAAATTTAATTATTCATTGCCAATAGAAATAGACAATGAAAACACTCCGCAAACATGGACCAAACAACTAATATAACTCTGTGCTGTCCTAGTAGAGGACGCCCCGAATTTGCCAAACGCATGCAAGACAGTGCTTTGGCCACTGCAAAATATCCTGACCAAGTAAAAGTAAAATTCTATCTCAACAAAGATGATCCCCAACTTAAAAATTACAAGCTTAATGACTTCGATGTTGGCATAGACAGGAGCACTGTGATGAGTTGGAATCTTATAGCAGAAAGTTCTCCCAGTAGAATGTACATGTTGGTCGGAGATGATGCTGAATTTATTACACAACATTGGGATAAGAAGTTCTTGGATCAATATAAAAAATATCCTGATGGCATATTCATGATAGGCACAGCCACAGGAAAAAAACATGGGCTCATACACAAAACGTCACCGCATCCTGTCATCACCCAAGAGTGGCGTAATACGCTGGGATATTTTTGGCCTGTGCAGTTTCATCATTGGTGCTTAGACAACTACACAAATGATCTTGCAAAAAGAATAGACAGATATATTTTTATGGAGGACGTGTTAATAAAAGTAAAAAAAATTACTGAAGACGATACAGCAAAACGTATTCGCACAGACGCTGTGCATCTTAGAGACAAATGGGTATATGAAAAAACAAAAGAATGTTACTTAGACTTTGATGTTTTAAGATTAAAAATGGCATGCAAATGAATCTAGCAATATTTGGAGATAGTTGGCCAGTTGGTGTGGAGCTAAACAAAGGTGAACTGACTTTTGGTGATATTTTACATAAAAAATTAGGCACAAAAAATTATTACAATGAGTCACAACAAGGAAGCACAGTGGATTCCTTAATATTACAACTAGATAATTTTGCTAAGAAAAACATATCTGACTGTGTCTGTGTATTTTTTATAACTAATCCAGCAAGATATTTGTATTTCCAAAATGGCAAAGAAACAGTTTTACGTCCAACAGGAGATAAAAGTGAACTTGCAAAGTTTTATTTTGGCCATGTGCAGTCTGATGATCTAGATTATCACAAAGCAAATATATCCATACTTGCACTACAGAGGATGTGTGATACATTAAATTACAAAGATTATTACATGGAAGGATGGACTAACATAGATTGGAAATACACTGGTATAGATCAAACAAAATTTTTAGGAAAAAGTGCAACAGAATTATTTGGTGCAGATACCAATAATAAAACACTTGAACTTGTAAAGTTTCAAAACAACCAATATATTACTCCAAACAAATATCATCCAAACAGCAAAGGACATGAACTAATAGCAGAACACTTGTATAATTTTATAAGTTAATATAATATAAAAATATGGCATCTTACACAATTACAACAACATGGGGCCAAAAACATTGGAACATCTACGCAAAAAGATGCATAGAATCCATTGATAAACATTGGCCAGAAGAAGTTGTAAAATATTTTTATCCTGATGATATCACACAACAACTTACAATAACAAATGCCAGTTATTTTGATCTTAAAGAATCACAACCTGAATTACAAGAATTTATCGATAGAAACCAAAACAATGCACTGGTAAAAGAACGTATGCACAAGCCATTGCGTTCTGCATTCGAATATGATGTAATTAGATTTTGCTACAAAGTTTACTGCATGTTAGATGCCGCAGAGCGTTGCACAACAGACATATTAATTTTTGTTGATGCAGATACTGTGACGTATAAAGATGTGCCTACATCCTGGCTGGATCATATTGCTCCTATTGAAAAATTTTCTACATTTCTTGGCAGGCCAAAAAAAGGATTTTCTGAGACTGGATTTATAACTTTTAACATGACTTTGCCAGAGTCCAAAACATTTTTTGATCGGTGGCGAGAATATTACACAAAAGATCTTTGGGTAAACTTACAAGGCTTTACAGATTCATTTACATATGATGCCGCAAGGCTGGATACCACTGATAGAAAATTAGATAATGATCTAAATGATGGTAGATATCTTGGATATAGAGGATCTAAGCATCCATTTGTTAATTCAGAGCTAGGAGATTATATGGATCATCTCAAAGGTGAGCGAAAGGACATCCAATCATCCGTAGAAGATATGAAAGTTAAAAGGCAAGATGATCACTGGCAATGAAGATAGCAGTGTTTCCAAAGACTTGCGCCATAGCGGGCAGGCCGGTGATGGCAGCTTTTATAAAGTCTCTCCAAGGAGAAGACTACGTCATATGCGAAAATCACGAAAGACCAGAAGCAGATGTAGTTGTTATGTGGTCATGGCTTCTTGGAATGTACGGCCGTGATGCAATATACAATCACTACAAAAACACAAAAACAAAGTTTTTAATATTAGAAGTAGGAGCACTTGCACGTAATCACTCTTGGAAGATTGCAATTGGTGGTATAAACCGTGACGCCGATTTTGCCAATTCCTCCGTTGATGATAAAAGACTATCATTGTTTAACTTGCATACAAGACCTTGGCGCAATAATGGAAAGTATATAATTGTGTGCGGACAAAATGAAAGATCACTTGCATGGGACCAAGGTACAACATCCGATTGGGCCCAATCAATGTTCAAATGGATTAGAAGGTATACCGAAATGCCAATTTGGTTTAGACCACATCCAAGATTTCCTGTATCCATCAAAGAATCAAAGAGCAACAATGTGCGTATCAGCACGCCGAAAAAAATTGGAAAAATAGATGAAGTAGACTTTGATAGTGCTTTGAAACACGCTTATGCTGTGGTCAATTACAACTCAAATCCAGCAATTGAATCTGTGTTGGCTGGAGTGCCTGTGTTTGTAGGTGAATCATCTTTGTGTTGGTCTGTTGGCAATGAAATAGGCACTAATCTTAATACACCTGCCACGCCCGATCGAACCGAGTGGCTGAAACAGATAAGTTATACTGAATGGTTTACAAAAGAAATAGGAAATGGAATACCATGGAAGAGACTGAAACAAAATTTAATCGATGGGTAACTAGAATATATTTCGGAACGATGATTTTTGGTTTTCCGTTAATCTATCTAATTCTTATATTTTTCGAGACAAGATGAACAATTTTGTTTGTGTATGCACTGGTACCAAGTATGGTACACAATACGTAGACAAGTTGTATAACATGGCTTGTCGACACGCTCACGATTTTAAGTTTCATGTCATTACTGATGTCAAGAAAGATTGGCGTCCTGAAATAAATCAAATAGTTGTTGATCCAATTTATCCCACTTGGTGGAATAAAATCCATATATTCAGAGATGATATTGGCATTGAAGGCAGAGTGTTGTTTATGGATCTTGACGTTGTAATCTTTAGGAACATCAACCATTTCTGGGACTTTGAAGGTGATGCTTTCATAATAATTCAGGATTTCAATAGATGTCGCATCAAGGATTATCCTGTAAGAAACTCTTCAGTTATGAAATTTAACGCCGGACAAGAAGTGCATGTATGGAACGATTTCAAGAAAGATCCACACAGCGTAATGAAAAAATATAGGGGTGATCAAGATTACATGACTGCTAAATTTACTAATGGACCAATTTGGCCAAAGGAGTGGGTGATGTCTTACAAATGGGAGATTGGTTTAGAGCCAGGTGAAAAAAAACGTTCACCCCATGATCTATTTGTAAAACAAGCGTACACAAATAGAAAACACAATCTACCGGATGAATGTAGTGTAGCTGTATTTCACGGTAAACCAAATCCTGCTGAAATTGAACATGATCCTTTGGTGATACAAAACTGGAGATAACTAAAAATATGAAACTGTTTGATTTTCAAAAATATGGAGCAAAAGAGATGGATGTACCATCCGGCGAAGTCTTTATTCATAATATCCAAGATGACGAGATAGAAGGTGTTAATTTAGATCAATATGTAGGAGATAGAAATGTTATTATTATTGGCATCCCCGGTGCATTTACTCCCACTTGCACTGACAAGCATCTTCCAGGATTTGTAAAACACGAACAACAGTTTTATAAAAAAAACGTAGATGAAATAATTTGTTTAAGTGTAAATGATCCACATGTCATGATGGCATTCTCAGATTATATTAATCAGGATGGCTCTAGAATTGTAATGGCTGCAGATCCTTTTGGTGAAGTAAGTGAGCAAATTGGCACGTTGACTGACATGGGATTGTTAGGACAAAGAACAAAAAGATTCGCTGCCATTGTTAAAAATGGCAAGGTAGTTGATATGCTAATTGATGAAAGAGGATTAGATGTTTCAACTGCAGAAAATTGTTTTAAAAATTTATAATGGCATTATCTGATTATCAAGGCGAAACCATTATTGACTCTATAACCATTAGACAAGGTAAAAAACATTTCAACAATCTATGGATGCCACGTACTGTGTTCAACGATCCACATGGCAAAGATGCTTTTATAATTGGTAATGGCGAGTCAAGAATAGGATTTGATTTGTATAGTTTACCACAAGATACATATGGATGCAATGCTTTATACCGTGACTATGAGCCGGACTACTTGATAGTTGTAGATCAAATGATGTATAAGGAAATTTTACAAAATGAGTATGATCAAAAAAACACAGTCTATACAAATCGCAACAATATAAAAAAGCATGGAGGATCTGCCAATCTCATTCCAAATAATCCACACAAAGGAGCAGGGACAACTGCTATGCATATTGCAATTCATGATGGTCATAATAGATTATTTTGCATTGGGTTCGATTGTGCTGAAGATGGGCCTAACATTAATGTATACAAAGATACATCTTGCTATGATAAAGCTAAAACCAGTACTAACCTATCTCTATGGGGGAAACAAATATATGCGTTGGCTCACGATAATCCTGATGTTACTTTTGTGTTTGTAGATGGTAATCTACCTAATGAATTGATGTATTTGGCTAACTGTTCAACAATTTCTTATACCCAATTAAATACGCACATAAATACTAACAATGAAACTGCCTGATAAAATAAAAATAGGTTGGAAAGATGTTGATATCACAAAAGTAAAAGTGTCGTTCGTAAAGAATAATTCTGACTATTGGGGACAATATATTTGCAGGCAAAATAAAATAGAAATCCAAGAAGAAGCAGTTGGGCAAGATCTTGCCAACACTTTAGTGCATGAAATTATACATGCAATTGTGTATCACTCCTCTCTAAACGCAGAAGGTGGTCCTCTATATGAAGGTGATAATGAAGAGCAGGCAGTCAACTCAATGACAAACTGGTTAATGGGAGTTTTCAAAGACAATCCATGGTTATTAGACTTTCTAAAAGAGAACATACACGGCAAAAAGGCCAAAAAATAACACTTTTTTGTTGGTTGACGGTTTTGGTATAATACCATATAATAATATTATTATACACAAAGAGGTAACAACAATGACAAACGCACAATTAGTATTACAAAAAATACAAACAACATTATGCCATGAAGGCACAACTTATAAAGGTAATTCAGGCACTTATATGTTTATTGAAGGAAAAACTACAGAAGAAGGAACCATTAATGGAGTTGTAAAAAAATTAGATGAACAAGGAGCGGCTAAAACTGCTGGTTCATTTAAAATTGTTGAGGATGGCACTGTATTCAGATTTACAGGATTGGCAACTAAAACACTTTCTGCCATTACCAAAGAAGTGCAATCACAAACACCAGATGCACATCCAGGAGCAGAGCCTGAAGAAAAACAAGAAGCAATTGCAGTCTAGCCAAAAAGAGCTTAGAATATCAAATGTAAACAAAACAATTTTGATTGCTGAGTCTACTTGGGCTCAGCAATTTTGGAGATCCATTCTTGCCGCACTGCAAAATAATAGTCAAAGATGAAGTAAATGTAAAACTAGATGGCTTAGATCTTGTAACCAGAAGAAAATTAACAAATAAATTCAAATATGAGATACCAGGCGCACGTTTTATGCCTGCGGTAAAACTTGGTCGATGGGATGGCACTGTGTCATTTTTCACGCAAGGGGGATTAACTTTTGTTAATTTACTTGACGACATCGTACCAATACTTGAAGAAAGTAATTATACATTTGACTTAGAAGATAAAAGGGAAACCTGGAACTTATCGTTTGATCCTGTTGATAAAAATACTTTTGCTGACGTGACATGGCCCACAGGACATACACATGAAGGACAATCGATTGTCTTACGTGATCATCAAGTTGAAGTTATTAATAATTTTATTAACAATCCACAGTGTCTGCAGGAAGTTGCCACCGCAGCTGGTAAAACAATAATTACAGCCGCACTAAGCAAATTAATTGAACCATATGGTAGAAGCATTATAATTGTTCCGAATAAATCATTGGTCACACAAACAGAAGAAGATTATAAAAATATGGGATTGGATGTCGGAGTTTATTTTGGTGACAGGAAGGAGCCGGGCCATACCCACACAATTTGCACATGGCAATCTTTAAACATACTGGAAAAGAAACGACAAAATGCAGAAGATAATCTTATTGAAGTGTTCAAGAGAGATGTAGTATGTGTAATTGTTGATGAGGTACATATGGCAAAAGCGGATGTTTTGCGTAGATTACTTACGAATGTGTATGGTTATGTTCCTATCAGATGGGGACTAACTGGAACAATTCCAAAAGCAGATTATGAATATAAGTCAATCCACGTTGCACTTGGCGAAGTAATTAATAGAGTTTCAGCAGTCGAACTCCAGGAAAAAGGTCTATTGGCAAAGTGTAATATTGAGATACTACAACTTTGGGACTATGTGGACTACAAAAACTATCGTGAAGAACAAACACATCTTGTTACAAAAAAAACAAGAATAAATTATATCGCAAGGATGATTGAACAAATGCGTACATCAGGAAACACACTTGTACTTGTGGATCGAGTGAAGTCAGGCGAAATGTTATCTGAAACTATTATTAATTCTGTGTTTGTGCGTGGGGCAACTAAGGCAGATGAAAGAAAAGAACATTATGATGATATTAAAACATCAAATGACAAAGTAATTGTTGCCACGTATGGAGTAGCTGCTGTTGGTATAAACTTGCCACGCATATTCAATCTTGTACTAGTCGAACCAGGAAAGTCATTTGTTAGAGTGATTCAATCCATAGGAAGAGGAATACGTAAAGCCCAGGACAAAGACTTTGTGCAAGTGTGGGACGTGTGCTCCACAGCAAAGTTTTCTAAACGTCATCTTACAGAACGCAAAAAGTTTTATCGTGAAGCACAATATCCTTTCACTGTGACAAAGGTTGACTATCAATAAAAAATAAGCATATAATATAATAATATGCAATTACTAACACTAGATGATCAGACTTTTTTAATGGACAGAGTACCAGATAAAGTAGATGAAGACATGCGTTTTGCCGTTTTGGACAATTCGGATACCGCCAATCCTGATTTCTTTTTTGTTCCGCTGATATATTTAGAATCTTTTTCATCACCATCTGCTGTGCTAGAAATAGGGGGAAATAAAATACAAATGCCTTTGGACTGGCACATACTGCTTGGCGATCCTGATTGTGGTGATCTCGAGATAGTGCCACTAACTTCATTGAATGATCGATCCTTCCATGCATTTTGTTTCAATCCAATATCAGACTCTATGCCAAGATATCAGGAAGTGCGGATAACAAACATATACAACGAAGTAGAATGGTTTTTTCCAAGGGTAAAATCCAACCAATTAATAACCATACCAACAACTTCGAACAAAAGTCCGCAGTGTGCGTATTTTATAAAAGAGATCAACCGTAACACAGACATGGTAAATTTAAATAATCTGTTTCATGCTTAACTTAATATTCAACAACAACGCTCCGCTTAAAATTATTGCAGGGCCGTGTCAAATTGAATCGTATGATCATGCCATGAAAATGGCTGAAATAATCGCTGACATATGTCACGAAGCAGGCATACGTTGGGTATATAAATCTTCGTTTGATAAAGCAAATAGATCTTCCATAGATTCATCGCGTGGAATTGGAATTGAACAAGGCCTTAAAATATTGGAAAAAATTAAACAAGAATATACTGTGCCTATACTAACTGATATTCATTCGCCTGCACAAGCAAACACAGTGGCCGAAGTTGTTGATATAATCCAAGTGCCTGCTTTTTTGTGTCGACAGACTGATATCATTGTGGCCGCAGCTAAAACAGGACTACATGTTAATGTTAAAAAAGGACAATTTTTGTCTTATAACGACGTAGCGAACATAAAAAACAAATACCCAAAAAACAAAAACTTTTTGATAACCGAAAGAGGCACCACATTTGGTTATAATAACCTTGTTGTGGATATGCGTGGCATACATGCAATGAAAGAGCATTATCCGGTTATTATGGACGGTACACATTCGGTGCAACAACCAGGTGGCATGGGAAAGTCATCAGGAGGCGATAGGCAATTTGTTGATCCATTGTGTAGATCGGCTGTGGCAATAGGAATTGCAGGGGTGTTTCTAGAGGTACACAACAATCCAGAATCAGCACCATCAGATGGCCCTAACATGTTGACACCAGATGCTTTTAGACAACTAATTGTTAAACTTAAAATACTTGATTCAACAGTAAAACAAAAGTTATAATACAATATGGCAAATTTTTTAGACATCAAAGCAATGATGCGAGCAGTAGACACTCGCGATAAAACTTGGTATGAACGATTGTCAGATGATGATAAAAAATTATACTCGCCATATATGACTATGAAATGGTCCGCATCAGTTGAAGACTATCGTGAGTTCGGGCCACAATCGAATAGAACAGCCAAAGAATGGTATGTTGAAGAAATCAATGAAAGAGTAAACAAACATTTGTGGACATTATCAAAAAACCACAAATCATTGTTATGGAGATTGACTGCAGGAGTTGGACTTACATATCATCTGTTTCACAAATGGTTGACTCCAAAAAAGAAAAAGTCATCTGAAAAATCCAAGATGAAAGAACTACAAGAATACTATCCTACAATGAAACAAGCAGATTTAAATATTTTAGATTCACAACTAACTACACGCGAGTGGACAGAAATTAAAAGGAAACACGGAAATGACATATCTAGTAAATGACAAATGTATAATGTGCAAACATACATCTTGTGTGGAAGTGTGTCCAGTTGATTGTTTCTATGAGGGAGAAAATACATTAGCAATCAATCCAGACGAGTGCATTGACTGTGGCGTTTGTGAGCCAGAATGTCCAGAAGAAGCGATCATTCCAGATCACTTAGATGAGGATAATAAATGGTTAGACTTTAACACAAAATGGTCAAACAAGTGGCCACAAATTACTGAGGCAAAGGATCCTATGACAGAATATGCCAAACACTCAGGTGAAGAAGGCAAGTTGGAGAAATACTTTAAAGATGAATAGTTGGTTAGATTATGCTGTGCCAAAAAAACATTTTAGATTGTATGTGAATGCACTAATAAGAAATATGTTAGTGTTTTTATTTTTAACATTACTGCTTATAGGCAAGTTACCAAGTGGACTAAGCATCTTGACTTTGCTAATTTTTACAGACTTTATATTTTATAATATGGTAATAAGCGGGGGAAATAAATGGAAGTAAACAGTGTTCCGTTGTATAAAAATGATATAGGCATTCAAAAAATAAAAATTGGTGCCAAAGGATTTGTATGTATCGGCGAAACACCTCCAATGGATCATCCACACATATATCTGACAATGCCACCTGATGGTCACAAAATTTGTTTGTACTGCAATACTGAATTTGTCTATGATTCAACCTTAGCATATGACAGGCCACAACCAAATGAATGCTATCACGGAATGCTTGAAAACCGTAACACTTTATCTACAAGTGAAGATTTTAGATAAACTGTTTTAATTCAAACGTTCCGTCATAATTTTCTACTAAAGCAGTCCTACTTTCTACCCAATCACCATCATTCATATATTCTATACCTTCAATTTT